TCCAAAGTACAGTTGCATTTACCTCATTTGACTACTTATATATGTCATATCATAACAGAACATTTACAATTGTACATGAGATGAATTCAGATTCTATGAATAATAGAGTAGCCATACTGTCTAATGGAGTAATAGAAGGCAAAGACGATAAATTTATATTTTCATACTCAAACATGTTTATAAGAGGTCTTACTGACAATGTTGTAGATGGTGTCACCAAAAAATCAATAGTATTCGGATTACCCGGATTTAATGTACCTGCGTTATTATGTATGATTAATGATAAAACAAAATATAAATGGGCTTCTATAGATTGCTCTCAAATACATTATTCAGAAACAGTAGGATATGGAAAATATGCATATCAAGTAAACTATTATACAAAAGGAGACTATGACCTATGTGATTCAACATTGTTGTTTGAGCCTTCAACACATTCAATACCAAAATATGACTATCTTGCAAATCATCCTATGCCTTTTTTAGACAAGACATATTATAAATATGGAGACATTATACATAACGATGATGACAACTTATTTTCAATGTGTATAAAAAATCATTTATCAAATATTTATTCTAGTAATGAAAATGATAATTGGAAGTCACTTCCATATAATTTCCACAATTCTTCTGGAAAGACTGTTAATGTGCTTAATGAAATATCATTATTTATGCCGAGTTATTTCTATATAAGAAAGCCACCAAAAGCTATAGATGTGTGGTCATACATTGGAAAATCTAATGATATATGTTATGTAAACATGTACAATATGGAAAATTATCATATAGTACAACAAGACTACCCCATAACTGGTGATAAGTATATATGTTGTGCCTTATATAAAAGAAGAACAGTTTGTTATGCAGGGGTAGCAATTAGACTAACTGATAAAATAGATAAAACGGAGGATGATGGAAGTGTCATACCAAGCATACAGTAATTTAACAAGTCCTAATGAAGTTCTTGTTAAAATAGCAGAATATGTTACTAGCAGAGGATATAGTATAGTAAAAAATGCTGTAGATGACTTAAATATCTATGATATGGCATCTACTGATGGTAAAAAATTAGTATTTAAAAGTAGAAATGGAGAATATTTTTATATATTAAGAAGTGCAAATGGCACTAATATATTTGGTGTTGCAGATGAATCAGCTATGGACAGTGCTTCTGTGGATAAAAATTATACATATAACGGTATAGGAGTAATAATAAGTGAAGGTTACTCAAATACTGCAAGATGGTATAACCAAGGAATGATACCAAAAAGATATAAAGATACTAAAGCATTAGGTTTATTTATGCCTGTAGCAGTTAAAGATGACAAAGGAAAAGCCTTAAATTATACATACACATTGTTTTGTAATAACGTATCATCACAAGATGCAGATACTTTAGTATTCACTGTAATGAAAGAAAATGATTCATATAGACAGTGTGCTCATATAGTATTAGGTACAGTTAGTAAATATGCTGATTGGACAGGCGGCGCTTTCTTTAGTGCTTCTGCAACTTCTTCAATGATTGAAAGTAGTTGGAAGTGTTTTGAACATAAAAAAGATGCAGATAATTATATACTTCCTGTATTGAGTAGTGGAGATGAATCTAATACTTTTTTGCGTATAGATATTGATGATGCACCATCAGACACAAGGGGTAACATATATTGGGCTAGTAGTGGTACAGATAATGTTACAGGAAAGAAACTGTCTTTGCCAATAAGAACAGGCAATAATAAAAACGGTAAGATTCCTAACTATTGGGTATTACAAAGTCATGACAGATTAGATTGGGGTAGAAATGTAAATACTCTAAATTGCTTATCTATAAACCTGCCTATTTATATGGCTATAAGTCGCGACCCAGAATCTTTATCGGTATACTCTACAGCAGGATATGTAGAAGGAGTTTACTTTATAAATACTTTAAATATGCAGACTAGCTTTACTTATAAACTAAATTACCCTTCAAATACGGATATTTGTCAAGTATTCCCTCAAGGAAAAAGAAGAGGAGTAAGAGGTTATGACGGAATATCTGTAAGGCAAGAAGACGTTACTTCTGAAGGAAACTCTAGTACAAGTAACACTACAAGTAGTACTGCAAAAAGTTAAAGCCTAGAGCACACACAGTATATTGGTAAATTAAGTTAATAATGTTTACAAAATCTTCCTTTTATGTTATAATATATGAAGGAAGATTTTTTATTATGGAGGTATGGTAAATGTCAGTAATATTAGACATATCAAGTACAATACAGCCTAGAGAGCTGTGGAAAACATCAGCACCATACTTTAACGGAGTTAGAATAATACACGGAGATTCCCTAGGTTCTGATTTACATGGTATTTATTACGGTGACGAAATAAACCTTTTATTCTGGAAACAGCTTAATATGACTATGAACTCTGGTAGAACTTATTCATCTACTTATACTTTACATACAGGATATAAATACATATATTATGTTGCAGACAGAAAATTTATAATATATGATGAAAATTCAAATATGGTTTTTGAGAACAATGTTACTTCAATTAATGATTTAAATATAGACTTTTCTGTTCATAAAAGCCATCAATTTGAAGTACATGTTTCATTGTTCGGAGATATATTTAGATTTTATAAAATAGCTAGATGGCTAAAGAAGGATAGTGGGGGCGTAGATGCTGATACAGCAGGTAAAGGTGTTAACAATATATGCGCTCCAGATAGAGTAAGGCCTTATTTACCAACAGATTCAGATAACCCTACATGGAATATAAAATATATTGAGAATATAGACGAGGGAGAGAAATTATTAATATATGATACTTTAAAGGTAAAAGAGCCAGAAACCTCTATAGGATTTATGCTCAGTGGGATAAATTATGAGGGATTAAAAATTAATAATAATTTCTATCATACAACAGGAGATATTGATAAGACAGGAACTCTTACTGTGTGGGAACATGATGGAAAAATGTTAGCATACTCAATTTTACTCCCACTATTATCAATAAGTTTATTCCCAGAGTTATTGCCTATAAGAAATCCGGGTGAAGTGTTGAATAATAGACCATTGTATGAGCCTTGGCTAATTTGGGGAATATATAATATTATATCTAGTAAGAGAACTACAGATATAGATACAGAAGACTTTGAAGTATTCCCATTTGACTTGTCTCCTTGGTGGGCTTAATGGTAGGTGAAATAATTGAGTGAAACAAAAATACAAGTTACATATTCTTATCTCACAGATGTATGGCAAAGCTATGGAGGTCAAGAACAAAGAAGATGTTTAAGAAGTGTTCCTAGAAGAACCATTTCTTATGAGTACGCTTCAATGAATAGCTCAGAAGCACAATGGCTTAGAGCACAGATAAGAAAAAAACAGAATAATTTTGAATTTATTCCTATGTGGCATGATGTTGCTTATCTTTCAGAAGATTTTCTAGGAGGTAAATCAATGTATATAGACCCAGATTATATGATAGGGTTTCATAATTGTGATGCAATAGAAATATTTGCACATGATGATGTTATGCACCATGAGGGGATTAATATAACAAAAAAAGTTAAAAAATATGAAAATAATATAATACATTTAAAAACGGTATTAAATAAAAATTTAAATAAGAAAAATACATGGATACTCCCATTAATAAGATGTTCTGTGCAGACACCGTTGTCATCATCATATATTTACTCTAATGGAACAAATATAAAAATGATATATAAGGACATAGGATATAAACCTCCATTTGACATAAATAGTCAATACTATGAGCAGTATAATTATTTAGTAGATGGGTTTAACAGATATAACTTACCACCTAGTTATAATGGAAGGCAAGTTTTTCTTAACGAACCTCAATGGTTAGATGATGATTCACTTACTCTAAAAGTATCTAAAAATGTCAATAAATTAGATAATGATACGGGTGTATTTAAGTATGATTTAAAAAATACAAGTTCTTATGATACTCACGAAATAACCGTATTATTAAGAAATAAGAGAATGATAAATAACATTATAAAATTCTTTACAAAAGTAAAGGGACAGTTTAAGTCATTTTATTGCCCCTCTTGGGCTAATGATTTTAATTTAGCACAATCTATAAAGAAAGGAAGTAATTATATCTATATTGATTTATCTGAGATGTATAGATATTATATGGAGAATGGTAGAAATAAGAAAATAGTAGTATTCACAAATGACTGGAAATCATATATATTTGACATATCAGCATATACTTATGAGAAAGTAGGAGATAAGAAATATGGTAAGTTACTTTTAGGTAGCGCATCTCCTGTTAATATACCCATTAAAAATGTTCGTATGGTATCATTTTTTAATTTAGTTAGATTGGATTCAGACGAAATGCAAATAAATTATGAATCAAATATAGCAGCTACCGTTCAGCTATCCATGAAGGAGGTAGATGACGCATGAGCTTTAAAGCAAACGAGTTATCAGTAGATAATGCAGAGCCTATAGAGCTATATATGTTTACTTATGATGGAAATACATATACTTATACAAGTTCCGCAAACTCTTATACCGCGACAGTAGATGGAAATTCAATAACATTTAATGCTGAGTATATAAAAAGAAGTGATAATCTTAAATTAGGATTGTCATCAAACACACAAGAAACTTGTGTTATTACTGTTTTAAGAACAAATAACGTTGCTTTGTTGTATCAAGGAGCACCCCCAGAGCAAGGAACTGTAAACATACAAATATTTAGAGTTCATGGAAATGAATCATCAGATTATGTAAAGATAGTAGATGGTGTTGTAAGTCAAGTTAGATTTAATGATAGTGAAGCAGAACTTACAATAACAATAGAAAATGTTTTAAATAGAAACATTCCAAGAGGTAGGTTGAGTTATTATTGCCAAAATACAATATATGACTCTAAATGTAGATTAAATGAGCCTGACTGGGAGATAATAGTAGGTGTAGATAAGCTAGATAAATTAATGATTAAATCTTCTACAATAGCAAGTTATCCAGACGGATATTTTACAGATGGGTTTATAAAAATGGGAAATGCCTATAGACAGATTAGAAAACATGAAGGAGATACTATTTATATAAAATACCCTATAAATGTAGCAGACAGGGAGGGTTCTTTTAAAATATGCCCGGGCTGTAATGGTATTTTTAAAACATGTGCAGAAAGATTTAAAAACACAGACCATTTCAGCGGAATACCATATATACAACCATATAACGCATTTAAGAATCCTACAGGTAAGGGAGCTTATTGGATAAGGAGTGACGTTATAGTAAGAGACAATGAAGGAAACATTAATGAGGGGTGATTTTAGTTGGCTAATAATAATGAAAACAGAGGAAAAGATGGAATATTATCTTTTAGAAAACAAGCATTTAATGCTTTCATAGGATGGGGAGTAAGCACTTTATTGTTATGGTTATTTAATAGAAATAATGATAATGATTCTTCATCATCTCAAGACCCTTCAAAATATACAGACAGTAATGTAAATCAGATAGGAAGTGCTGTCCCTGTTGCTTTAGGTAGAGTAATGATAAAAAATCCTTTAGTATCATACTATGGTGATTTTGATTACAAACCATACACGGAAGAGTATGGAATGTATAGTAGGTTTCCTTGGGAATCAATCATAACAACACTTGTAATGGGTATACTTGCCCTATGCAGTAAGCCAGATAAGCCTGTAATTAAACTATATGATAGCCGTGGAGGTAAGGTAACTGGTGTTATAGAAAATGATGAATCTGCTAGAAAAAGAAATATAATGCTAACCACGCTATTAACAATACTTTTAACTATATTATCATGGATATTTCAAAAACATATGGGGAAAACAACAATACAAAAAGGATTTAAATATTATTTAGGATGGCAACATATTTTATGTTGGACAGGAGATAATATAGGAATAAAAAGAATATGGATGAATGTATATGATTCAGACGTAGAAGAGAGTACAGAAAAAGGGGTATGGGATAACTCAAATCATATTGCTTGGAAAAAAGATAACCCAACAGGAATAGTAGCACATATAGATGATGACCAGATGTTTGGTGGCCCAGATGAAGGTGGAGGGTTTATAGGAGATATTAGAATGTACTTAGGTACAGAAATACAAGGAAGAGATTCTTGGATGGTAGACCAAATGACAAAATCTCCACAAGTAGAAGCTAGTCTAAAGGGTCTTACTCCTGTATATCCTATGTATGTTACCTGCGTTATTCCAAAAGCATATATAGGAAAACAAGCAACTATACCTTCTATGTGGTTTGAGGTTGTTAATTACCCTACAAGACTGTATAGTGATTACATAGAGAAGGGAAAGAGCAAAGTACCTGTAAATGCATCAAAAGAGAATTGGACAAAGATAGGAGAAGATTCTAATCCGGCAGAAGTAATATACGAAATACTTAAAAATGATTACTGGGGATGTAATTATGGTGATGACAGACTAGACCTAGACAGCCTAGTTACCATAGGAAATACTTTAGTAGAAGAAAAAATGGGTGTATCATGCTTGATAGACCAAGTTAGTAATGCTGAATCATTTATTAATAAAATATTGAATCATGTAAACGGAGTATGCTTTGATGACCCAAAAACAGGAAAGTTGACTTTTAAGTTAATAAGAAATGACTATGAAGAAAACAAATTACCTGTGTTTAACGAAAGTAACTGTTCATTTATGGATTTCACTAGATTAGACTGGTCTGAAACTTCAAATGTAGCAGTAGCGTCCTTTACAGATGCAGATGCTAAATATGACACAGGAACATTGACTGTATCTGATATAGCTAATATGCGTATAACAAATAATTATGCTGAAAAGAGCTTAGACGCTACATATTTTACAACAGAAGCTAATGCTAAGACATATGCTAAAACACAACTCTTGTCAATGGCATATCCATTAGCCGCAATTAATTTTGAGTGTAATAGATATGCATATTCATTAACTATTGGTCAGCCTATATTAGTTAGTTGGAAACCATATGGCATTACAAAACAAGTATTTAGGGTAACAGATATAGATTATGGAACTCTTACAAATGGGAGAATACGAGTAACAGCAATAGAAGATGTGTTTGGATTTGAAAAAACAGATTATTCTTCAAACGGCGGTATATTTTGGGAAGATGTAGACGATATTCCAGATAATATAGCTAGATATAACTTCTTAGAACTTCCATATGAAATGACTACTAGCCTAGATACTTATATAAGAGCTTATGCATCAAGACCTTCTGCTCCTACTGTGTATTGGAGTGTGTGGAGATATATAAATAGTAATTATGGGAAATCTTCTACATCATCTCAATGGTCGATGGTAGGAAGGCTTAACTATTTATTACCAGAGAGGTATTCTTTTGACCAACAAGGGTTTACTGTAACAGCAATAGGATTTGACGGTTCAGACATATTTAAAACTAGAATGAATCTTATAAATAGTGACCCAACCTCTTATAATAAAACAAGTGGACAAAACCTATTACTTATAGATGATGAAATAATAGCTTTTGATAAAATAGAACTAATGCTAAATGGAGAATTTCAAATACGTGGAGTAATAAGGGGTGTATTTGATACTATTCCTGTTAGTCATAATGCAAACTCTTATATATACTTCTTACACTATGGTCAAAATATAAATGGTGCTTACCCTGTATGTTATCAAGGAAGTACTTCACCAGAGCAATTAGAAGCTACTTCTGCAACTATATCTAAGGAACAAGCCTTTGACCCAACTAAAGTTACTAATTTAACAACTAGACGTAGAAGTGAATCTCCATCTATTATGGGTAATTTGCAATTTAGTGTAGATAAAGGAACAGAAACAGCTTATCAGTATAACTGGCCAGCAACTACTATATTTGAAGGAGATATTCTATTTAAGTTTAAGAGTAGAAATAAATTCACAGATAGAAGCATTATGGAACAGGGTGCTGATTCAATTTTGGCAGAAACTACAACTAAGAATGTAATAGACATAAGCTGTTTAGATGTTAATTTTGAATTAAAATATGATGCAGTAAGTCAATCTGAAGGAATCATAGAAGATATGACATTAAAATGGGCTGACTTCTGTAAAAAAATGAACTACAAATTACAGACTACAAACAACGTTACATTAAAGATAAAAACATATAACGAGAATAAAGGAATATATTCTTATCAAGAGTATGAAAAAGATATTATATATTCTATGCCTGTTGTTGTAGGTATAGTATCATCACAAAATGAAGTTCAAACATATGCAGACTCACTAGTTACTCCTATGCTAATATCAGTACCACAAACACCTGTAAGTCCTGCTATGACTTATACATATCAAGAGACTTGTTTAATATTTGTTGGAGATGTTGTTACATCATCTAGTATTTCTTCACTAACTGGAGATTATTTAAAGGGTCAAGATGGTCAAAATTGGGATATAACACAAAATGTGTGTTATAGGATTGACGGTATAGACCAAAACGGAAAAGCAATAATACATAAAGTAGACATAGACGAATATTATTCTATATGTAATAAATTTACTTCTCTATCAAATAATACTTCAAATTATTACAGATATAGAGGTAGCTCTAATGGATGGTTATACTATTCACCATATTAATTTATAATAAGCAAGTAAATATACTTGCTTATTTTTATTGAAAAAAAAGTCTATCTATGCTATAATATATGTGATGCAATAATATTTTGGAGGTGTAGAAATGCCTACAGAGACAGATAAACTTAAAATAAAATTAATTCAGCCAACAGATATGTTTGCTGATGATGCTTTTAATAACGTAATAAAGGATTTAGATAATAAAGTAGTTGGTATTGCTCATCTTACTAGTGGTGCTCATTGGGAAGTTTGGACAAAAGACACTAAGTATGCTAAAGGTGATGTTG